CTCAGAAACGGAGATTGTCACATCGTTCATCGGGAGTACATCCAGGACTTGACAGCACAGAATGCAAATCCGTCACTGTTCAATGTGGCGGCCAATTTTCCGTGCAACCCAGGTCAGGCGGGAACGTTCCCCTGGCTGAGCAAGATCGCCGCGAATTTCGAGTCCTACAAGTTCAACAAGCTGAAGTTTTGTTACGAGACGGAAGCGCCCTCCTCACTGGGGGGGACTCAAGTGTTGGCTGTGGACTACGACGCCTCGGATGCCGCCCCGCTGACCAAACAGCAAGCCCTGGCCTATCGTGGGTCAGTCCGCTCGCCCCCATGGCAGAATTGCTGCCACACCTCTCTCAAGGAAGATCTGTCCAAGGAGAAGACCTACTACGTCAGAACTGGTGCCGTGCCTGCGAACACGGATGTCAAACTGTACGATGTGGGGAATCTCTATGCGATCAACCAGGGGGTGACAACGGCGGCTGCGGTGACGGGCGAGCTGTACGTGGAGTACGACGTGATACTGATGACGCCGCTCTACGAACAGTCGGCTACGAGCGGGATCATGACTGCAGCTGCGGGAACGGTCGCAAGTCCACTGCTGAACGGCGTGGCGACTGGGTCGATAGGCATCACCCAGGCTCTCACTGTGATGACCATGTCCGGTTTGATCATTGGCCAGGAGTACCTTGCTCTGGTCATATGTGCAAACTCGGCCACTCTCACCCTTGGTACGTACGTAGGCTGTACCCAGAAAACCTATCTGGGAGCAGGGAACGGTTCGGTCGACAACGCTACGGCCACCACTTTCACGGCAACCGCCGCGACGGCTTCGTTCGTTGTGTCCGCGAACAATGCGCCGGGCGCGACGCAGCTGGTGGTGACAGCGTTGACTGGAGCGGGGATCTGAGTGATTGGTGAAGGAGAGCAAAGAGCAACATGCGCTGCATGAATATAGTAAGTAATGGTTGAGTTTGACTAGAAGTGAACAGTGCAGGGGATTGACGATCCTCCTCATGTGAGTGTATATTATTTTACAAAACATTGCAAGGAGTGTTGAGGAC